ACTTCACTTACATGATTACCGTCTTGCCATTTAACAGACTTGGTGGCTAAAAAAGAACACCAACTGTTCCATAGATTTTCAGTGCCGTAATCGTGACACATCAATATATAATCTAAAGTCTTTTTAGCATTAGCCGCTCTCCCTTTGTTTGTCTTAGGGTTTTTAGAAAGCGACAATAATTTAACATCTAAACCGTACATCTTAATATTATGAACATCCATACAACCAACTAATCCGGCTGTAAGCTGACAAGCAAATCCTGCTTTTGGTAATCCCAAGCCGTCAACACGAAGAAAGATTTTCATAAGTGACTCAGCTTTAACGCTGTCAATCTGTTTAGAATTAATAACCGCCATAACTTGAGCATAAATTTTATGCTTGTTGGCTTCTAAATACTGAAAGGTTTTAATCTTGTTGCCCCACAAGAACTTAGATTTAATGCCATGTAACCTGACATCAAGTAACTGAGCGCCAACACCTAACCAGTTTTGTTGGATACTAAGAACAACCATTAGAATAACGTAAGCCATATTATCCGCTGAACGCTGTGCATATTGCTGACATTTTACCGCATGATTTTTATACATTATATTTCTCTCCATTCTAAGTTGCAAACACTAGGAAAATACTCGTTGTTGTGCTTGTTAGCTATATCACTGACCCAAATTCTTCCAGTGCTACTTGGTTTATGTGGTGCAATACCACCTCTAATTATAAAAGGTTGTCCGTCTCTATCGTGAATAAGTTCTAACGGGTAAATACCACGACCGCTAAACTGATCTACTAACTTATACCCTTTCTTAGTAATTTTACTCATCTCTATACCCTTTAAAGTTGTCTTCTTTTAGATCCAGTATCATTTTCTTTAACTCTTCGGCTCTTATAAGAGCTTGGCCATATCTACCGTCTTCCATATCTATAGCTATAGAGTCTAAATACCAATCAGCCCATTTAACAGTGTTTCTACGTTCAACAATTTTACCGTTTTCTATATCTCTACTCATATTAACACTCCAATTAAAATTAGTAGTCCGTTTTGGCACGGTGGACTAGGCCGCTACTTAGGATGGGGACACCCTTGCCTTATAATTTCCGTGTTATTAAAGTGAATCTCGGTGCCTCGGCAACCATCTTCGGGGTTGTCTCGGCAACTGTCAATTTCTTTGGGTGACTCAACTGAGGATTCTGGTCACTGAATCGCTGTAGCCCAGTGGTGACGTGGGTTTCAGCCGATCAACTTTTTTCACCTAGACCTCTGCTTTACTAATAGAGATAATGGTATAAGGACTTCGACTCTCGTTTAAGAACAGAAAATTCTTTATAAGGACTTCGACTCTCGTATAAGACCATAAAAATCCTTATAAGAAAAAAAACTGCAGTAAAACTGTTAAAAAATTACATATATAAATAAAAGCTCTATCTATAACTGCAGACATTAAAAAGGGCGGTTTATAGGGCGGAGTATCTATAACAGTCTAGGGTGGTTTACAGCAATGCGATTATAGGGGCTTTTAATGTCCTTTAAGGGCTTTAAACCATCCAACCTATACCAACCTACATGGTATATATTAAACAGGCTTAAACAGGCTTGAATAAACTAGGGACGAAAAAAAACCCCATGCGATTGCATAGGGCTTTTTAGTGGTGGTAGTGAGTTAAGATTGCATGGCGTAGATAACCAAATCAGCGACCCGAATAACGGTCATAGAAATTATCATAGCTAGACATATTATTGTTGCATTTCGTATCAAGTAATTAGTGTTCCACATATTATTTCGCTCCTTTAGCTAAGGCCATTAATGCGGCCATTTGTGATTGCATTTCTACCAGTTGCGCTTGTATCGCGGCATTCTCAGTTTCAAGAGCCTTTTCTTTTTTGCTAGGGGCTTTTACCTTTTTAGCGGGCAATTCTAGTGCCATTGTATCAATCGCCGCTATAGTCTTTTTGGGCATCTTGTAAGCATTCGCGTATACTTGAACATCGCCATGCGTTAAAGCCTTTGCAGTGTCTTTAGGGTGGGTTTTCTTTAACCATGCATAGACCGCCTTGGAATCAATCGCTTTAGACGTTGCAACCTTGTAAGCATCGCCCAGTTTATAAGCTACCAAATTAAATTGCTTGTAAGATGCAACGCGTTTCTGGTCAATAGTTGAATAATCAAAAGTTTTCATAATATATACCTTATTAATAGTTAAGTTTAAGTAAATACCGGTCAATTGTTTGCCGGTGACATATTCTAAACATATCTAAAAATTTATTTCTGATCTTTGCGTGACCATAAAACGGGATCTGGTCATAATGTTTTATTAACGGGTGGTTTATTGCCTAGGTTATTGATCTATTTAGTCTAATGAGTTTTTAAAGTACTACTTCAAAGGCTAATAAGTCTTATAAGCCTATGGAAACTAGATCAGGGGCAATGCTTTAAAGGGCTTATAAGACTTTGTAGTCTTTAAAGGAATCTCTCTTAAGATTTGGCTAGACTATAGAGGGCTTTGAAGAGTCGGGGCAGGTCGCCATACCCACTCCCCCCCCTATATACACAATGTTATACATTTTTAGAAGACTCTGGAGTGTCAACCAGTTAGGGCGGCAGTTTCAAAGACTTTAAAGGGGAGTTAAATAACGTATACGTCTGTATACAAATATATAAGTCAAGGGAAGATGATACAAAAGTATGTATACAGACGTATACACATAACTAAATCGAGGAAGGAGATACACAGGAAGGAGATGACTAGAATGTCTATATAACCCCCGTGGGCTTAATATCTATTATACTGCGATATCGGGGAGTTGTCAAGAAGTTTCTTACATTTATTATACTAAAAAGTAATAAAAAGCTTGACAACATTCAAATATCGCAGTATAATAGAGTACATGAGTAATAATAAAGAACTAACAACTAAGCAACAAACATTCCTTGATAGCCTAGTTACCTGTAATGGTGACACTAAGCTTGCAGGAGATATAGCGGGCTATGCACCCACCAGTATTAATAGTGTTGTTAAGAGCTTAAAGACAGAGATACTAGATCTTGCTACAAACATACTGGCTCAGAGCGCCCCTAAAGCCGCAATGAAGCTTGTACACATTATGGATAGTTCAGAGCCTATACCACAAGCTAACATGCGTATACAGGCCGCACAGACAATCCTAGATCGTGTAGGCTTAGGCAAGACTGAAAGACTAGATGTTACTGTTAATACTGCCGGAGGTTTATTTATACTCCCCGCTAAGCAAGAAATTGTAATAGAAGGTAATTATGAGGAGATCTAGTAGCACTATTCCTTTTGGTTATAAGCTAGATGAAGGTAACGTAGAGTTACTTACACCTGTACAAGAACAACTTGAAGCCTTAGATAAGATTGTTCCGATGATTAAGGATAAAGTTATAAGCTTACGCGAAGGTAGTTTATACCTAGAAAGCATAACAGGTCGCAAGTTATCGCACATGGGATTAAAGAAGATCGCAGATAAACATGCAGAATGATTGGGATGTTAATCCTGACAACTATCTTAAAGACGAAGCAGGTGATTTCGTTCTTAAAGTTGACGGAACACCACGAAAGAAGTCAGGTAGAGCTAAAGGGTCTAAGGGTAGAGGTTACACCTATCACTCAGAAACTAAAGCAAAAATGGATGCAAAGAAAAAGGTACGTTCTAACAGTAAAAAACTGAAGGCGGCTCAAGCTAAAGTTGAGGGTTACAAGAAAACAATAAGTAAAACCAAAAAGACTCTTAACAAGCTAGAAGGAACAGGAAGCTCTAACATCATTGAAGATGTAGAACTAAAATCTATACCTTCTGCATTAGCGGCTGAAGCTCAAGAGGATGTTATCTTCAAGGCCAACGAAGGCCCACAGGAAGACTTCCTCGCCGCAGGGGAGACAGATGTCCTCTACGGAGGAGCGGCAGGGGGTGGTAAGTCCTACGCTATGCTTGTAGATCCACTTAGATATGCCCACAGATCCGCTCACAGGGGTCTAATCATAAGACGCTCTATGCCAGAACTTAGAGAGCTTATAGACAAAAGTAGAGAGTTGTACCCGAAAGCATTTCCGGGATGTAAGTATAAAGAAGTAGAAAAGCTTTGGAATTTCCCAAGCGGTGCAAAGATAGAGTTTGGATTCTTGGAGCGTGATGCAGACGTATACCGCTACCAAGGACAAGCCTATAGTTGGATAGGGTTTGATGAGATTACTCATTTGCCCACAGAGTTTAGTTGGAATTACTTAGCGTCTCGATTACGGACAACAGATCCAAAGATTACGTGTTATATGCGTTGCACAGCAAATCCGGGCGGCGCAGGAGCTACATGGGTTAAGAAGCGTTACATAGACCCTTCTCCACCGCATGAATCTTTTGAAGGCTCTGATGGATTAACACGAAAATTTATACCTGCTAGGTTGCAAGACAACCCCTACCTAGCAACAGATGGTAGATATGAAAAGATGCTAAAGGCTTTGCCGCCTACACAGCGTCAGCAACTCCTAGAAGGCAATTGGGATGTTGCGGAAGGAGCGGCCTTCACAGAGTTTTTGCCGCACTTACATGTTATTACACCTTTTGAAATACCTGTACATTGGGAAAGAGTAAAA